ATGCTCCAGTTATTTGCGCGATACTTCTCTGTTGGTGTTATTAACACGCTCTTGCATTGGGTAGTGTTCGGTATTTTGGTTTATTTAGTTTCCACGACACAGGCTACTGCTAATCTGATCGCATTCATCATTGCTGTCACCTTCTCATTCTTTGCTAACGCCAAGTTCACATTTAAAAAGAAAGCAACTGGCGGGAGATACATTGCGTTCACAGTATTTATGGGTGTGTTAAGTTATCTGACTGGATTTATAGCCGATAAACTCGATGCGATGCCAATAATTACCTTAGTTGCATTTTCAGCAATTAGCCTTGTTCTTGGTTTTTTCTACTCAAAATTATTTGTCTTTAAAGGAATAGAGTAATGAAAATTTCTTTAGTTGTTCCTGTTTTCAATGAAGAAGAAGCGATACCTATTTTTTATAAAACGGTTCGTGAAAATGAAGAGCTAAAAAAATATGACGTTGAAATTATTTTTATCAATGATGGTAGTAAAGATTCAACAGAAAGTATCATCAATGCACTGGCTATTGCAGACAGCTTAGTTAAGCCACTGAGCTTCACGCGTAACTTTGGCAAAGAACCCGCTCTGTTTGCTGGCCTCGACCACGCTACGGGCGATGCAGTTATTCCTATTGATGTTGACCTGCAAGACCCTATCGATGTTATCCCTGTTCTCATTGAGAAATGGCAGGAAGGCGCTGACGTTGTTCTGGCAAAACGCACAGACCGATCAACCGATGGGTGGTTAAAACGTAAAACCGCCGAGTGGTTCTATAAGCTGCACAATAAAATCAGCACACCGAAAATCGAAGAAAACGTTGGTGATTTCCGGCTGATGTCGCGTGAAACAGTAGAAAACATCAAGCTGCTGCCAGAGCGTAACCTGTTCATGAAAGGTGTTCTGTCATGGGTCGGCGGTAACGTTGATATTGTGGAATACACCCGCGCCGAACGTTCAGCCGGTGAATCTAAATTTAATGGCTGGAAGCTGTGGAACCTCGCGCTTGAAGGAATTACCAGCTTCTCCACTTTCCCGCTCCGCATGTGGACATATATTGGCTTATTTGTTGGGGCTGTTTCATTTATTTACGGTGGGTGGATGATTATAGATAAACTAATTTGGGGAAATCCCGTGCCTGGTTACCCATCACTATTAGTTTCCATCTTATTTCTTGGTGGTATTCAACTTATCGGTATCGGTGTTCTTGGTGAGTATATCGGCAGAATATATGTTGAAAGCAAAAAAAGACCTAAGTATTTAATAAAGAGGAAATAAAATGGAAGCCAATAATATAAAAAAAATATCAATATTTATTGTTTTATCTCTTTATTTTCTTCCTGTTTTCTTTTTAACTGATGGGTATAGAGATGATTTTTCAAGAAACATAAATGGTGACTACGTGTGGGATACGGAAGGAAGACCAGTCGCATACATGATAATTAAAATTATTAATTTATTTGGGGATCTAACAAATCCATCGCCATTATCTCAAATGTTATCAATAATTATTTCCTATTTCGCCTGCGTTATTATAATGAAGAGGTTTTTTTATCAAGGTGGCGTTGTCTCAGCAATCACTCCATCATTGATATTTTTAACTCCTTTCTTTATTCAAAATATATCGTATCAATATGATATACTTCCAATGGTTTTCTCTATTTTTTTCTTGATACTATCAATAGAAACAAGGAAAAATATATATAGCATAATATTAATATCACTATCACTTTCCACTTACCAGCCAGCAATATCAATTTATCCATTTATATTACTGATTAATTATTTTGAAAATAGAGATAAAAATGAAATAAAAAATAGGATTTTTTCATTAATTGTATCTATGTTAATTTATAGAATTATTATTTTAAATATTTTTATGTCTGCCGATTATGGCAAAAGCGCTAGTAATATGTTAGTGCCAAACTCTATAACTAACATAATACACATTAAAGATAATGTATTTGATTACTTTTCATATTATATTTCACACTACGTGGATTTCGGTCTATATATTATTTCTTTCCTATCTTTAACACTACTATTTCTATTATTTAAATCAAGAAATAAAACAAGAAACGTTATATTATTTTTATTTTCATTTTCTTTTGTTTTCCTTTTTTGTTTATTTGATAAAGTAATATTGCAGCCTAGAGTTTTTATCTGGTCAGGGGGCGCCGTTGTCACATCAATTTATTTAATAAATAAAAACAATAGTTTAGGATTGATATCAAAATCTATTACTATATGTTTTTGTTTATATTCTATTGTTATTTCATCATTTTACTCACTGGCTTCTTATAATATAAATAAAATAGAGGAAAGCATATTAGCAACTTCAAATATAAAGTACGAAAATTTAAATAGAATTTATGTATTTGGCTATCCAGATAGGGGATATATAGCAAATAAAATAATAAGAAAATATAAATTTTTAGATGCTATGCTTACCCCAAACTTATACTCTTGGCAAGCAACGTTCTACGCAAAATCAAAGGGTTATGACATATACATAGGAAAGTATAATGGAGATGAAATTAGCTGCGTAAACAAAATATACTCTAATAACAAATACTCAATGCATGATATTGGAGGAAACTTAATATTAAATTTTAAAAATATTGATTGCCGATAAATTTATTAACCAGTTACTGTCTCTGAGTTGGACTTTTAGTGTAAAAGTCCAACTGCATCAATTTTAAGGTTGCCAATATAAACTTTCAGGATTTATCCTAAACCTCAACAATGGGTATTGAAAACCATTTTTCATTATTCTGCCTTATGTATTTCCTTGGGGTTCCTGAGTTTCTATTCACCTCAAAAATCTTTCCTGTTTCTACTGCTTTTACTGACACAAAAATAGCTCCAGAGTCAGGGGAGTCGGTTAGCGCTGCGTTATGCGAGGAGTCAAAATAAAAGTCACCTGATATTGATATGTTCCCGATTGCCCCGTTAACATCAGATGATGTCATAGCTATGGGATTACCTGCGCTCAATAACTTCCAAGCACTAACCGGATTGCTGAAATAAGTATTGTATTCACAATGAGCAAACCAACTGTTATTCATGAAAATAAAATTACACTTTGTATTGTCTTGCCCTTTAATTGCTATAAGCAACCCAGATTGACTTTTACCTTTCATAATCTCTGGAGTTGGCAATGATTGATTTCGGTTAGCATAAACATCAATAACTAGCAGAGTATTTAATGGAATGTTAAACCCAATATCTTTTAGTGTCGCACTATCATCCAATCCAATTTGAGAGAGCTTGTTATAGGTAGTAATGCTTGTTTTTGTATCAACCTGAGCAAACCTTTTAAGAACTAGCCACTTAAAGAGTGTAAAAGGATAATCCTCTGCATCAAACATCTCGCCAGATATAAATAATTCTTTGCTCATAGTGATAGCTCCACATAAAAAAGTTTATGGTCAGAAAGTTTATAGGGGGTTTCTTGGATTCCTGCTGTTAGTTTTGAAGAAAACCCTTTATATAAAATATCATCAATAAACCATACCCCGTCCCGATTGTTTGTGTTGTATTGATTGTTGTTTGATCTGACAAATCCAGCTGCAATAAAAGGCGCAAAGAAAGCGGCATCATCACGGTTAAAATCCCCCATCACAACAATATGAGAGTTAACATCTGACTGAACAGCTTGGATTAGTTCATCACGCATTGATTCAGCAAGTGACCAATCTAAGCTGAGGTGAGTATTATAGATAGAGATATTAATTCCATTTTTTTCAATGACTATTCTTGTGTAAGCTCTATGTCCATTATCTATATTGCTCGGCTCAACCGAGTAAACGACATTTTGTTTTTCTTTGTAAGGGTATCGACTTACTGAAGTGTTTCCATAAAACCATTCTCGCCCAATATAGTTAGCGCATCCAAAAAAGGCGTCTTTGAACGGCTTGATAATGAAATCACTTGCTGGATTTTGCGGGAAGCTATAACACTCCTGCATTCCGCAAAAATCACAACATGATTTTATCAATTCATAATAAAGATCCATGAGTCTAAACTTTGACGTGTAATCACCACCATAATATTGGTTAACGCTACCATCAACCCAAGTGTTAAAAGTTGCAATCTTGAGAGTGTTGTTTAATGTTTCTTTGTTTGATAAATAAAATGGAGTTGGTAGGTAGTAAGAATCTACCTCATCTTTTATCACTGATTTTAAGTCATCTACGGTGTGTTCATCGCCAAAACCAATATATTTACCTCCATCTGGAGTTGTTAGTTTTTTTGGAAACTGGTCGGGGTCATACTTCAACACATTAGGATAATAATGTTGCTGTGATCCGTAACTGTCATACACAGCCATACTGTGACCCTCAACTGTCACGAACTTAGCAATCTGACCATTGTAAACAGGGAAACCAGCTTGATTGATAATTAAAGGCTGAGGCACTGGAATATGAGAGCTATCTTCATTTTCCAAATAAACCTGAATTTGGTTTTCTGGTAATGTTGGATCGGTGTCAATTTTACCAATAAAAATCTTACCATTACTCGCCGCTTGGAATTTCCTTGCGAGAGTGAATAATTGTGACGGCATTGACACGACGACATTAGGGATAATATCTGACATTGCTTTCTCCAAGCGTGAGTATTCGCACCAGATTAAAGCTGGCGTATTTTGGACGTAAAAAACCGCAATTAAACGGTGTTGTTATTTTGTTGGCTGTCCATAGCCCAATTAATCAGTTCCTGACTTCTGCTTGCGTTCCAGCGCTTAAACTTTGTGAGATTGTAGAGACTGCCTTTTCGAACTTACTTGTTCCTGCTGGAGTTCCTGCTAGTCTCATTACAGCCTCTCTAACTGGTTTACTTTCATAGATGCGAGCTAGTGCACCATAAGTTCCAGCACCAATTGCGGTTGATGGTTTTATGGCTGCGCCTAGGCCAAGTATGAACGGAATTGCTTGCTGACCAGTTGGCGTTGTGACACCTGCTTTTGCGGATTGTTTGGTTGCTTCCAAATACTTCTTCAGGCCATTTATATAAATAGCATCTTGACCTCTAAATGCTATCCCTGTTTGGTTTGACATAATATTTAGTTGCCTCAAGAACTGATCTGGAGAGTCACCGGCTTTCTCAATCGCCTTACCAATAATGGCATTCCTCATTTGAGCGCGCCCACGAGTGTCAACTGAGTTATACAAGCTCCTAATTTCAGATTTGTTTTTGCTAAATAAAATATTATTAACCACCTCTGGCGTTAAATCACCTTTGGTTAAGATGTTCTTTAATCGAGTATTTAATATTTTATTTGCTTCATCGGCATAGATAGCATTGGCTTGGTTATATTTACGTAAAGCATCAGCGCCTAAGTTTGATGATATTGCATCACTAGCATCATCAGACATGGCTTTATAAACTCTATTTATCGCAGCGTCAGAGCGATTAGGCATAGCCATTCTTTCACCCTTAACGTCTTGTCTAAATTGAGTCCTTAAGTCTCTTAATTGAGAAATATCAACGTTACCAGATGCAAGCTCATTCCTGTAAGACTGCAATTTTGAGATGGTCTGTGTATCAGCAACTTCACCAAGTTTAGATAATTTAGCTATTTCACTATCAATCTGATTTATTGCTCGGTTAGGTGTGATAGGCACACCAGATAACGCATTCTGGATTGACTCTAACCTTTCACCCGCCGCCTGTTTTATTGTTGATGTTTTTCGCTTTAAACTCTCAACAACTTGGCTAGGATCGTACTCTCCAAACCTGTCTGCAAAATCACGAACAAGTTTACTCCTCGCCTCTTGTTGATTTGAACGTAAACCTGCCGTACCAGCAAAAGGTATGTTTTCAGCGGCCCCTTGAGCTAACCTTCCAGTTTTTGATTGTGGAGGTACAACGTCAGTTGTGTATAAAGGAACATTATTCTGCTTAGCGAATTCTGACAGCTCAGACGCCTCTTGAGTTGGCTTACCGGTTGCCACCCGATAACCACTATTAACAAGCTTCTCCGCCGCTTTAAATCCACCTCCAAGTCCTGCTGATAATGCTGTTTGTAGTGGGTTAATATCACCACCACCCACCATATTAACGGACGATTGTAGAGCTAGGTCTGTTCCTGCTGATTTTGCGGTAGCGCCTAGTACAGTTGATGCTCTCCCCGCTGGAGTGAACGCGGCCGCGTTCGCGATAAACGGCATGATATCTTCAGCTGATAGACCAGGCTTATTTAATGCATATCGGCCAGATGGTAAGTCAACTAACAGGTTCCCTTTTTCATCTTGAGATACCTTGCCTCCCATATTCCCGATCACTTTTACAAAGTCGTTGTCGTTGCCGAACATTTGTACCCAAGCCGCTTTCATTGCGTCAGTATTGAATGCATTCATTTCTGGCGAAGACATGATCCCTTCTAGCCCTTGGACTTCAGGAGTCATCTTGCTTTCACCAGTAAAGGCATCTATTACGTTTTCACGGAAACTTTTGGCGTCCTCAGACGATTGCTGTAACCCTTGAGAAAGATTCTGATTGGCTTGCTTCATTCCAGCGATATAGCTGTTTTCCGGCTGTGGTGGTTGGGTTTCTTGCTCTTGCTGAGGTTGAGGGAGTGGATATGCCTTATAAAACTGTTGTCTTGCATTATCTATATCATTACCAACATTAGGAGCGACCACATCATTAAAATATTGCTCTTGCGCTTCTGCTTTTTGTTCGCTAGATAGTGACTGGTACTGAGGTGATGCGATCACCTCTTTCCATGGTTTAGCCATTAATCACCCCATAATGAAGAATATCCGCTTTGGTTACTGCTAGCCGGTTGCTGTGTTGCTTGCTTGCTTGATGGTGCACCTAGATTGGCGTTATTCCTTGAATTAAATGCCTTCGTGTATTGGTCAATTATTTTCACCGAATTCTGTAATGCTTCAGGGCTGGAATAATCAAGCTGTGGCATTGACTGGAAGAACATTTTTGCTTCTGCGACCGTATTAATCCCACTAGCACCCATTTCTCTAGCTGCGCTAATACCTTGATTTTGCATATTACCTTGTATACGCTGAGCTGCATTATATAAAGATCTTGCCTCTCTATTTACTGTCCTAGTTCCTGCGTCAGCTGTTATAGGCGTTGTTCCTGTCCCTCCAGTAATACCAGTGATAGCATTTAATTGAGATATAGGCGCATTTGCGATTAAAGATAAATCCTCATTCATGCGTGTGGTTGATGCATTATTTGCTGTAGACGACACACTTGATAAAGCATTGACAGGAATGGTGACTACATTACCGTTAGCGTCGAAACCCTTGTAATACTTAGAATCTCCTGCGCCTTGAGCTTTAGGGTCAATCATTACAGTTTGCCCATTGGATAACTGAGCCTGTTGTAATTCACTCTCTCCCCTACCTTTTAACGCTAAAAACTGCTTACGTTGCTCAGGGGTAAGAGATACCATGTACTCGTACTCTTGCACAGATGCAGGCTTACTTCCTGAAGAGTTAGCAGATCTAATAGAGTTTTGAGCGGAGATATTTTGCCCTCTAATTTGTATTTGATGACCTTCTCTTGTTAACGCTTCACTGGCTTGATTGCTACGGACTGTCTCGGACAGTTTATCTCTATCAATAGATCGACCTTCGATTTTATCCTGAATATCAAAATACTTATCAGGGCCTAATGCAGACATGCCGATATGGTCAGCTAACTCTATAGCCCCTTTGGGGTTTTCATTTGCCATAGCCAGAGCCTGCTGTGGGTCAATACCTAATCGTCTTAACTCATCAGCGTTTTTACGGATATAATCAGTGGCATTACCACTATTAATAGCCATCCGGTAGCCAGACGCTATGTTTCCTAAAGATTCCCTGACGTCCTCTGATATTCCCTGCATACCTGAAGTTATTTTCTCAGCCTGATCTGGATATGTAGCCATTAACTGCCTCATGGCGTCTCTATCTCCAGATGCATACGCCTTACCCCACAAAGATTGGAATTCTTTATCTCTTTGCTGAGCTTGCTGTTGCTTGTACATTTCACCAAGCCCACCAAGCCCTTTGGCTAACTGCAACCCGATATTATTAGCTCCAGACCTTTGCAGGTCATTATTTTCTCGGATCATAGCAAGAGTTGCGTTTGCATCACTTGCTTTAGGGGCGTTAGTATTATTTAAACCAATACCGCCAAGAAATCCCCCCGATCCTTGCTGGTTCCATGTAGCCATATCATCACCTTAAAATAATGAACCAAGAACACCAAGACCACCACCTATCGCCGTTCCTATTCCGGGGCCTCCAAACATTGTTCCTATCTGAGCACCTGCCATTGCACCACCAAGGCCACCAGTTATTGCTTGCTGCATCCCAGACGGCCTATTTGCTGCCGCCGCTTGAGCCGCCGCATTCTGTTGTAGTAACTGACCTGTATTATTGGCGTAACTCTGACCTGCGTTTGCCTGACCTTGTAATGCGCCTAGTCCAATATTTGCCAGATTCTGATAGTTGTTCATTTGGTCAGAAAGCCAGCTTTGTCCTAACATTGGCGCAATAGAAGCGAGTTGATTGCTTGTAGCAGTAGAACCAAGTCCACCCATAGCTTCTGCACCTGCTAACTGCTGGTATCTGGCTTGGTTTGCTAAATCATTAAACTGTTGAGAATTGTAGTATTGGTTTAGTGCGTTCCCTTGCCCTTCTAATGTTGACAGATTTTGCATTTGTCCAACGTACTGTTGCGCCATAGGCGTAAAAGGAGCCAAGTTATTCATGGTTGTCTGCCATATTTCACGCTGTAACGCTGTAGCCTCTCTGGTTGCATCGGCTTGAGCTCCTGCGCCACCGTCACCGCCCCCTTTCATATATCCATGCATGGGTAGCAGTGAATTTCTGAATCTCTCTGAAATAATCAGCATTTTAATAACTCCTCGTACTGTTCGCGTTTTAGTTGATAAATGGTGACACCTATTGGTTTGCCATTACTGATATACGCGTCATCTAAATGACCGACACGAGTAGCGCCAAGCATTTTCACAATGACGCGACCATATTTTGTGGTATCAGGAACCATAGTTACTGAGTTAGTGAATTGACTATTTTCCAGCAACCACTTGCAGAATAATTTGTGTGCATCAAAGGCGTACTTACCACGGAAACCAGCATCAAAGATGGCGTGGCACTCAACGACTGTATGCCAAAAATTACGCACCTCGAAAACACCAACCAACAGAACACCTTCATAAATACCTAAGTAAAGCGCATCAGGTTTAATGAAATACTGATCATTGCTATCAACGATATTCCCCGTATTCGACTTATCATTTAAAAACTCAGATAGCCGAATGGGGTTATCAATAATTTTAATTTCCATTAGTCTATTAATCCGTGTGAGCGAAGTGCATCTTCTAGCGCCTTGATTCGTTGCCTTGCCTCGACTACCCCACTTGCTAGAGCTTGCATTTCTGACCGAGTGTAATCGGCGCTGAATGAGTAGGATTGGTTAGCATTAAACGAGCCCTTAAATGCCGTACCCGTTGCTGATGTAAAGCCAGTAACTCGAGAACCAACAACTTTAGTTCCGTTTACTGAGTAGGATGTTGAAACATCGATAGGAGACAAGAGATTCTGTTTTTCTGTTTTACTGAGAGAAACGTAATCAACTTTAATTTCAGATATTTGTCCATCGAGGTCTTGTATCTTTATTTTCAGACCATCAACGTCTTGCTCAACGTTAAGAACCCTTACCTCTAACTTAGATAAATCATCTTCTGTTTTTGTGATGCGTGATTCATGGTTTGCTAATTGATTACCATGTAGAATAATAGTCTGCTCAGCATCACCAAGTCTTTCCTCATGATCATCAAGAATAATGTCTTGCTCATCATTCCTCTTTTGAGCATCAAAAGCTTCAGCGCCAGCCTCATTTGCACGACCAGCTACCTTTACCATATCATCAGCACCACTCAACACGATGCGTCGATAGGTTTCGCTAAAGTTATCAGGCAGGATGTTTGGAACAATATAAGAGGCCTGAATTTCTATGGGGTTAGAAAGGTTTTTATTTGCCATTACTCAACCCTCATAGACAGATCACTCAGCGTTACAGGTGACTTAGTGATAACGCGAACTTTAAACCCTATATTCTTCCTCACTCTTCCTACTCGTCGCCATAACACACGTCGGTCATATTGGAATGGTGAGTTTTGTTCAATCATTTGCTCTCGACCAAAATTAATGCCATCAGTTGTTGCAGAGAGAAATAACTTATCTGCAATCTGGGCAACACCAGTTGATGCCTCAAGCTCTAAATCGAACACCCTTGCGTTATCGGCTTTAGCCATAGGAGTATATAAAATATGCTCTACTTGCTTGTCATACTGAGATGACTTATTGAAGGTAAGATTACCAACAACACCATCGTTCTTATCTGCAACAGTGATCTGATTACCTTCATACATAAAATCAATTGCACGATAAGTTTCTTCATACAGTCCAGACTTTAGAATGCACCACTGCGGATATTGCTGGCTTCCTGATGCGTCAAAGCAAAGTGTATGCCGCTGTAAGTGAACAATGAGCAACTCATGACCATCGAAGCGAATAGCCTCAAGAACCGCATGTGATAACTCGTCTGATGTATAGCTACGAATGATCTTATCAACACTTGCTGTGGAAATTTGGCTAGCCGTTCCAGCACCAAGAATATAAATAGAAGGCGCGCCGTTTGCAGGGTTACTGATGAATGCGAATGATTCTCCAAACTTACACTTAGCATCACGACCAGCAATACCCATCTGAACAAAATAAGATGGTTGTGGCGCATATATTACTTGTGACGCGTTTGTTGATCCGGTAATGGTGAAGTATTCGATGGTTGACGAACCAAAACAAAGCACCATGTCACGCCAAGAATCGATAGCAATGATGCCGTCAGGCTGTGATTCAGCTGTGTAAAATGGACGATAGCGATCAGGTTTAGACTCATCTTCTAAGTCAGTAACTCCGAACCTTTCACCTCCTTTCTGTAACCAAATATAACGCCCTCGGTTACGAGCAACATCAACAACGTCACCTAATTCGTATTGAGGGTATCTTTCAACTACCTCTAACACTTCTTGTGTCATTACAAATTCAGTAACGTCTTTGGCTGTTTGTTCGCTAGATTTAGCAAGGTTCATTTTATACGTGACTGTAATTTTACCACCTGCGCGCTTAACACCTTCTACCAGAACGTCGGTAAGATAAGGTTTCTCGTCATCTTCCTGCTGAGATAATTTAACGCCTACCATTTGCTCAGTGATAAGCATCTCATTACCGGTTTTACCATCAGAAGTTTTAGGCGTGATTTTTAACGTTAAGAACCCATCTAGATCATTCTTTGTGAGCGGTACAAAATCATCATTACCGTCTTTGTGAGTCCATTTTTTAACGTCGCGTTTATAGCCTTCGGTAATTACCTTCTCCTCAGGCCAGTTAGATAACTCTTTGACCTCACCGTCATAGCGATAGAGTTTTAACTTACCGCCTGACGCCACTGCTTGACTGTAACCAGAGTGCGCCATAGTCACCCTGCCTTTACCTTGAATGTCAGCAATAGCATCCTGTCCACGATAAAGCTTGTTGCCACACACTCGGTAAACCGTGTTGTTTTTCGTGTTGTACTGGACACCACGAGATACACCATCAACACTATGACGCTTTTCTAATGCAGGGAACGAACGCAAATAACCTGACGCATTCAATACTTCTTTCGGTGTGGCCAACATATTAACTGGAAGACCATCAATATAATCTGCTGTATGTGGGTCTTTTCGCAAACCTCTAGCAAGAGGTATTTGGATCCTTGGCATGTGGTTTTCTCCTGTGGAAGTATCGTTGACCAGTCATCGTTAATAAGCGATTACCTGAGCCAATAGGGAAACCATCTGGATGATGAGATCTGGCATTTTTAGCTCTCTTTAAAGCACAGCTTCGCATGAGTCTTTCTTTGCCATATCTAGCAGTTGTAATAACTTTATCGAGTGGAATAATTTGATAGTCTGGAGCGATACGAGTAGCTAGGTTGTAGATAACTGCGTTGATGGCTTGCTTATGCAGACCGTGCTCATCACCTTGGTCGATAGGAGTGTCTTCATCAGCGAACTTATAGCCAGTATGAATTCCTGCACCATCTTCAAACCATTCGTACATCATTGATTCTAAATCAACCACGCCATCTTCTAATGACTGAGGCTCGATATCGGTTAATGTAGCATCGGAAGCAACGCCTAATTTACGTAACGCCGCTACAACTAACTCACCCTTCGTTGTGATCTGCATCTTTCACCACCTTTTTCTTGGTAGCGGGTTTCTTTTCTGGTTCCGGTAGCTCCTGTGTATCATTTGGGTTTTTATGCCAACCATCACTGAGATAGTTTTCCACCTCATCATCTGGAACTGTAATAATTTGAAGGTTCATACCCCAAACTTTCACATCACCATTAGCTTTATAAAGCATCGTGATCATAACTCACCTCTCACGCTGTCAATAACAACACCTGAATCAGAAATCAAATGGATCACCTCTCCAGCAGTAATAGCGACTTCAGTACTATCGAACACAATAGACTTCGCGGTTCCATTTTGCTGTTTATCACTACGAAAAAATGAAGCCTGAATATAAACAACATCCCCTGATGAAAAATGCCTTTTAATAATCATTTTGCCTCCAATAAAAAAGGGAGCCGAAGCTCCCGAATAACAACGAGGGTTTATTTTTGACCTGTCAGCCCAACACCAACTGCTTCAGGTCGTTTGGTACATGCTGAGTACCAAACCGCAATACGACATTTACCTTCCAGTGTTGAGATGTCACCCTGATATGCAACAACGCCATTTAAACCAACAGAAGGAATGTTAAACGCCTCTGTCTTCATACCACTAAACAGCGCATGGTTAAGCGGGATAGGTTGGGATAGTAGAGTAATTGAATCATCAGCCCAGAAGATGTTTGTCTTAGACGTTTTCACGTTAAGAACATTAATTGCAGCGCCATTTGCAAGAGATGTATTCACGTTGGCATATGCGCGTTGCTCTGGTTTTAAATCTGTATCATCAAGTGCAATCGGCTTAGGCATAATGGTAATATTGTTACCTTCAACACCAACAACAGCAAATGTTGCATCCTGAGTCAGTAAGTCTTTCGCCATTTGCGAGATGAACTTAACACCAGCAAAGCTGATCTTATCACCGCGTTTAAATGCTGAGCCGTCACTAACTTTAACTACTGCTGTGCGGTTATCAACGTTCTCACGGTTGCCGTCAACATCCTCCTTCCATGCTTCAGGTTTAAACTTCTGCGCGCCATCAACAGTAACACCAGTTGCTGTTCCAGCGGTTAGAGTTGGAAGCTTAGGTGAGCGAAGAACATCTTCAAAACCTGCAACTTGCTTTTGAATGGTTCCTGATTTATACGCTTCCTCTTGAATTCGTCCATATAAATCCTTACCCACCAAGTTATAACCAGCTTTGAGATAATCATCAGGGTTAAAGAAGTAACTCAATCCTTCATTGCGGTTTAACTCACGAGAGAAGATAAGAGATTCAGCCTGAGATACAAAACCCCAAGAATCTGCTCCATTAGATAAATCACCTGCATCAGCAATAACCAGTGAGGCAGTTTCTGCCGCCTGTTTAGCAATGGATGTTTCGACGTTATTTGCCAGCTTAAGTCCTGATGCACGAATACGACGACGTATAGACGTTTCGTCACGAACATCATCAGCACGTAAACCGAAGAAATCGTTATCAGGAACGCCCATGTTACATTTAACAGACAATTCCAAAATGCCAGTTTCTTTATCTGTTAAATCCCAGCCTTTCTGCGTTGGCGCTTCTTGCTCTACTGGCATCCAGATAGTGTTTTGTGAGCGTTGCATATCACCAGCTGGAGGCGTGTATTTACCTACACGCTGAGCCATTGGACAGTTATTTTCGATAGTGTTTACTACTTCATCCACCATATAGGTGATGATTTGACCTTCATTTAAAGCCATTATTTTATTCCTTGTAATTTAGCCTTGATTGCGCGGTACTTTTGAACATCACCTTTACTTGCTGCATCATCCATTTGCTTTTGTAATGCCGCGACATTTGCCGCTGTAACATCACCGCTAATTGGTTCGTCGGCAGGTGGAGCTGATGAACGTTGTGTACCGCGAGGCTTGAGAGTTAAACGATCAGCTAATCGAGTGAGTTCGATAGTGACTTGAACTGGGTTTTTGCTAAATAAATCTTTGGCTTTTTCTGGGTTTGCACCTAGGTAGTAAATGATAGCGGCTGATTTTTCGGGAAAGTTCTGCGCGATACCCTCATAAACACCTTGAGGTAATACTTGCAACGCTGAATCTTCCTTTTCCTGATAGTCAGGCAAGTTTAACTTCTCAGCCGCATCATAATGAGCCTTGATTGCATTAGCGATTTGTTGACCTTGCTGTGTGTATTCCTGAGTTTTACGACCCTGATCCGCCACAGCTTTACTTCTTGCGTCCAAAGCCTTGTTTTGCCATTTCAGCAACTCAGCCTGAAACGCAGCGCTAGCCTTATGTGTGTCATAGTCATATTTACCGAGCACCTCCTCAGATAAAAAATCATCCAGCTTAGGCATTTCTGGTAGCTCAGGATTTACCCGCAAGTCTTCAGGAAGTTCGCCATTTTCAATTGCTGCTATCTGTTGCTCAATTTCTCGCTGGCGTTTACGAGCGATGCGTTTCGCTGCTTGGATAGCATTATTGCTTGGCTTTCCTTCCTGTGGTTTCTCATCGTCTTTCAGGACAATCTCGAAGCCTTCCTCCTGTCCTGCTGCTGAGTTGGCATTTTCAGCAGACTGACTTTCTACGGATGCCGCCGCCTGATCGTCGGACAAGTTTAATTCTTCAGAGTTATTCTGAATTTCGGTGGTTGTACTCATGATATTTAACTCTCTTACATGGATTGAGGATTATTCTCGACGTTATTGTCGGTAGGAATGTTTTGTTGTTGCTGTTGTGCAACCTCGTTCAGAAGTTTAATGGCCTCTCTTACTGCCGATTCATCTATATTCCTAGCTTGAGCCAGTTTATAGACTGTATTAGCTTGAGACTCCATTGCATCTTGCTGAGCGGTAAATGCTTTGATTTGAGTTTGTGCTGTTTCGTTATTAGCTTTGGTTTGCTCTGCTTGAGCCGCGATGATTTGTGCCTGAGCTAACATAGCGTTAGGATCTTGATTGCTTTGTGCTGCTTGCTGAGCTTCCATCAACCATTGTTGTTCTTCCTCGGTTTCTGGTTTCTTCAAGCCATTAACAATCAATTCCTTGTTGGCGTAATCTCTGATGTATTCAACACCCTTGCCTTCCATCATATTTGCATATGTCAGCACCATGACATTCCACATTGGATGCTCTACTGGAACCTTGGTGATAAGCTCGCCTATCTCAGCCCTAGCAGCATCTTTTTGTGATTGGAAAGATGGGCCCACATCAGTAAATGTTTCGTACTTGCCTCGGATATCATTGCGAACAATCATTTCACCTTTGCGGAAGTCTAATTCTTCCTGCATTAGCTCAACCTGATTCTCACCCCCATCTTCAGCAGTTGTTGTTACTGTTCGATTGGTGTCGTATATCTCAGCTGCGATTGATGCGTAAATTTCACCATCACGGCGCATTGCGATAGCTAAGTTATCCTGAAACACGTATGTCTCTAGGTCGATGCGACTATTTAGTTGATTAACGGTATCGAACGCCACTTGTCCATTAGCTGCCTCAGTATCAACGCCGACACGAGCGGTTGATTTAGCTGCTTCCGTTGCCACTTCCAGAAGCAATGCATCAGCCTGTGAAACCTCGGCATTCTCCATATAAGCAACGGGCGAAGGAGGCAGGTCAGCATTGTTCTCATCAGTACGGTTGAGTAGATAGTAAGGGTAATCGTCCTCACCGCTATACATGTGCTCATACCCTGCTATTTGCTCAGGGTAAAAGAATGCCTTCTTCTTAGGTGATTTGGCGGCAGTGTCGGCAGACTTGGATAAGATAAAGTTACGCAGCCGTTGAGCATCTTTAGATAACCTGACAACCCCCTCATACAGTTCGTTATCATCAAATAATCCCCACTCACCATACACAGGAACAATTGGTATGTGCTCGCCAGCTATCGGCATTCTATCTTTCAAAATACCAGTGCTAGTGATGATTGACTTATAGACTCTGCGCTTCTTAACTTTACGCTCACCTACTTTTTCATAACCAGCATCAGCCAATTCATCAATCTTTTCTTTCGCTTCTTTTGCTGAATAAGTTTGAAGGTCATTAGTTAGCGGATCGCGATAGACAAATACTAACTCCCTCTTTTCCTCAACTTCGTAATACTCAGCAACATGAATTGTCTTTCCATTCGACCAAGTGAAAAGTAAGTCATTGTTCGGTGATTGGAATGATGGTTGAATGTCAGGATCTAACCCGTACTGCTCAGCGAACGCTTCCCATCCATTAATATTCATTGCGTGAATAATAGTGCAATTCTTAGCGTCAGACTTATCCATTGCCTTGGCGTTGCAATCCCATATAACGTGAGTACAAGACTCATGCATTGGAACACGTCGGATAATCTGATTATTACTGGTTGGGTTATCGTCCTCATACTCAGTGACGAGTCGCCAAGCGCCGTAACCACATTCGATTTGCTCTCTTACTGCCACATTAACGGCAATCTTTGAGCTATTGTTTCGCATGTCAGTTCGATACATGCCCATAAGAATATCAGCGGCATCGGCTGGCGCGTTATCCTTCGGTCGATACTGAACCTCAATAGGATTCTTGCGCATCTCAGCGACGAGCTTACGAACCATTGGGCGCACTACGTCAAACTGACCTCGGTATTGCAATGTGACATAGTTTTCCAGCCAGTCGTCCCACTGACTAACGCGACTAAAGAATAAATCGTTTCTCGCCTCCGTTCTGGCATTTTCAGATGCAGAGTAATCGAGGTCGAATTTGCGAAGTATTTTCTCAAGCCGCTCGTTTCTATCGACCATCTCTATCTCCTAATAGGTCTAATTGGGGCGGGAATTCTCTTTTCTTTAGGCTTTTTGATATCACGCAACTGCTTAGCGAAGCGCCTCATCATGTAGGCATAGCGAACAGCATCAAGCACATCATCGTTTGTTTTGACTATCTTCCCGTTTTCGTCACGGTGATATAGTCTGAACTCTTCAAAGAATGGCTCACAGGTATTAAATGCTCTAAATCTGTTATCAAGCATCAGATCACGTAATTCATTAATACCGGACTCTACTGAGTTGCCACCCTCTGCAAATGTTGCGTGCTCCTTCAGCATTAAGAAGCCAGCATCCGCATACTGAGTTTTTAGTTGCTCACCACCGCCTTTCTCGTGCTGATGACCATCATGAGGCCATGCTACAGGAACTTTATTAGCCCATGACTTAACAGCACCCCACGCTTGAACTGCTGTGTTTTCCGACTTTTTCCACACTCTAGCAAGATAAAAAACATCCTCATCTTTATCCCACCACAACTGGATATGAGCCTGTGGGTGATTCCAGCCGAAATCCTGACCATCGATAACGTAAAAATGCTCAGGGCATTCGAAAGGCTGGCACTTAATAGACTCTTCGGGTATTTGGTAAATTCGACCGCTACCCATTGTTGGAATACCACGAGCACGAGCCTCTCTTTCATGTTCAGGATATGAAGCAACAATCCGTTCTTTCTCTTCCTCGGTGTAGTGATCAGCATCATAGATAGTCATGTTGACTACTTTCTGAGCTTTAGATGGGTTCTTGAGAAACTTTTCTACTACCGTAGACATCCCCATTAAAGGGGTGAATGTTAGAATTGAAAACTGACCGTATTTGTTTGTGCGGGTGAGCCCTTCAGCGTAAATGGAATATGGTGGCTCCTCATCGAACCACACGCCATGTATTGTGTCACCCTGCCATCTAGCGCGCCCTTGCGAGTAAGGTTTGAAGTAGCAGATTGACATCCCATCTTCCACGCCTTCAGCATTGCGGTGTCGGATAAGTATGTGATCTACAAGATTTGGGTAAAATGGTGATTTCTTCCAGCTAATAACATCCTCTTTTGGAATTGAACCGTAACCTATCTCACCAGTTTCCTCCACACGCCCACACAAGATACGCTGAGTTGTTTTGGTTACTGTTTCGTTGGTTTCACCGCCAACCCACCATACGTTAGGCTCAAGAAACCGCTTACCTTTCCACTCTCCTTTCCAAGCACCATCTTCAGGGTAACCTTTAGTGCCTGGATATCTTCCGGTTAAGTGAAATGCAACCTCGGCACCACCTGTATATGACTTACCCAACTGGTTACCAGCCATGAAGCAACGTTCGAAATAATTACCACCTGCCTCAATAAATTCTCTTTGCTTGTCATAGGGAGAGTATTCAAATAAGCGGTGCGTTTTCCTGTACTCTTCCTCTTCTTCCAATAACTCAAGCAATTCGTATTGTTCGTCGTCGCTCAGGTTATCAAGTATCTGATCCAGATTTTCCACGGTTGAATAACTCCTTAATTCGAGAGCGTCGCTTGTCACGGTCTCCCTTATCTGGAGTTACATCCTCGACCTCTTGTCTGTCTTTGAGACCTAAATCACGAGCAATAATATTTGCATTCAGCAAGTCAGCGGCTGCGCCTGAGAATTTCTGATCGTAGATAACTTTCTCAGCTCGCGTAGTGACCTCGATAAAATCTTCTCTGGCTCGATACAGTCGCCATGTGTCCTCATGTATATCCAAGAACAAACAAAGCCCTGATAACGTCATAGCTCGCATTTTAGGCAATGTTTCTTTAGTCACTGCCCCTTGGAATGCAAACGCCTTAGTTTCATACAGTGGATTATCTTCAACCCACTCGAAGTATTCACAACAAGCGTTCCATAAATCATCAGGAGACTCGAATATGGGTTTTCTTCCGTGACTACTTCTAGCCTCCCAGAATCTATTTCCTTTTGGTGCTGCCATATATCCACCTAATCATTAGCACTAATTTTGTAATAAAACTTATTTATCTCATTACTAATCCAACCAGTTAGATACGCCAACGCCTCATGATTTTCATAGTCTACTTTAATACCAACTATTTCTAACACCTTCCATGCGGCATGCACTGACTCATGAGATATAGTGTCGGCATTAAAGCAATCGACATCTTTAAAGCTAATGAGGATTATCATCTCGCCAGTTTTTGTATTTTCAATCTGAACAACCTGCCCCATATTTGATGGGGTATGTATGCCCGAACCATAGATACTGCCTGCAACATCCTCAGTAGCGCAGATATGAATATTAAGTCCGTATATGGGGACTTTTACTTTTTTATGTAATTTCATATATCCCCCTTTAATCAATTATCCAGCCCACTCGTAAATGAGCTGTGTAATTAACTAAGCTGATGGTAATGTGAAGCTAGGCGTTTGTTGTGTTCCGTCGGTCATTTCAATGGTTAAAGTAACAACACCGCCTTCCTGTGACGCAGTGATAGTTTTGATACCCACGCCATCAACTCCGTTTTTACCATTAATACCATCTTTACCAGAATCACCTTTATCGCCCTTATCTCCTTTGGCGCCATTACCACCCGCAACAGGTTTGAACTTAGCCAAGAATTCACTTTCTGGAATTGCGAAGTCTTGACCAGATTCATCTCTAAAATAAAACCAACCAACCTGTAATTGTGTGCGCTTAAGAAATTCAAATGTGACGTAAACTAATTCAGGCACATTAAGTAATTCGATATAAACATCATTACTCAGGATTCTATTTTTAATAGAGGTAATTTTTTGTCCGGATACTAATTTTTCGCCGTCCGAAAATACGGGCCATGGATATATCACTGTTAACTCCTATGTGAATAGGTCTAGTGCTTCTTGAGCTTCTCGCGCCGCTTTCTGTGATCGTGATACAAACTCACTTTCTGTCTGGCACTGTTTATACGCATCTTTGAATAACTCAAACTTGAGAGCGTCATCTTTTACGAACTCGATAGCTGCCTGAGCCGCTGCGGTATCATTTCCAACTAACCGTAATAGCTCTAAGCGCATTTGATTCTGTGCTGTAATTTCTGTCATTTGATGTTCCTGTGTGAAGTTAATCGCAACCATCATCACGTATCACTACGTTACTTTGGTCACTTCTAGTCTGTTCCTAGCAGTCAAGATATGATCACTCTCCTTAATGGATAAACGACTTATCTAATTGCTGATATATATATTTACTTAAGCTATACTAAGTAATTATCACTATACTTTGATTAATATCCTGTTAGTTTGCCCATGCACCCATGCTGGGCTTTTTTTATTCTTTTGGAATGCTTTTATCCAGTTCTTCACGGAATTTAACTGGATTCTCTGAACCTTCTACTGCCATGATATTTCTCCATTAAAAAGCCCCGCTATTGCGAGGCTCGTTGTTGTTCAATTTCCCGTATTGCTTTCTTGTCTGAATTACATTGCTCAATAACCGATAACAGGGAGATGTTTAACATTAACGATTCACCCCATGTCATTTGTTCGGGTATGTATGGCAATAGACAATCAGCGGTTAGGTGTGCCGGTATCGCTATGTGTTCCACTGGCACGTATTCTTTCTGAATAGTCGTGCATCCTGATAAGAGCATCATTAGGAATAGCAGTATTGGCGCAATCATTATTGACAAGAACAGTTTTGATAACCGTTTTAACTTTTTCAGAATCCACGGCTGACCTATTCCGCTCTTCGCTATTAAGTGATGAGACATTGTTGATAATCCTGAATGTGCGGTTGGCGTTTTCTGTGATTGAGTTTTGGCGAGATAACTGATTGGTTGCTGTGTTGTAATCTTTGCTTAATTTGTCGTAGTCATCTATTACCCACCATAGCCAGAATGCAGATATTGCTAGTAGTCCAGCTAATACCTTAGTTAGCGTGTTCATGCTGGATATGTCTTATGAGTTAATTGGAAGTGAGGGCCATCTTTAAATGTTTTCCAGTTACCGCCCCATTCGATATCAACACCTAGCTCTTTCGCCGCTTTTATCATGGCATCAGCTACTTTTTTAAAGTATGACCAGTCGTTCCAAGGGATCTGATTATTTACTAGTGGAGCACAATCAACAGCGTGGCCGGTTAAGTGACGACTATTCATCGTTTGGCTTTTACCACTTGCAAATAATTGTCGTTGACGGGCCTCGTTGCGCTTACCTTCAATCACCATAAAATCAACATCAGTAATCTCTAATGCTCGATGTACCACTTTAACCAAATCAGGATGAACGCCACGGAGGTTTTCTTCGCTACGTCTGCTTAATCTAAAATTACTCACTTCTTACCCCCTGTAAACTTATCCCAGAAGAAATCCAATGCTAAAGAGCCAGCGGAACCACATAAGCCAGCCGTAAATAATGTGTAGTAGAATGAAGCGTTAAGCTCTATTGATATAAGACCGCCCATCATCCCAGCAAAGCCAGATACGAACATTTGCATAATTGCTCCTACCCAACTCCACCGATAACCGTTACGTTTATTGTCAATAATGTATCTAGCCAATCCGCCGTATAGGGATATAGCGAATATGACACCCCATGCGGTGGCACTGAATTTGTCTTTCTCGTCCATTCGTGTCATACCGCCTCCTTTCTGGAGGAATTAGTTAATAGAACGCCGACTCACAGCTCTTGTGTGAACGTGAGGTGTTGTGATTGATTCTGTGGCCGGCATATACGAAAAAAGACCGCCTAAGCGATCTTCTGAATGAGTTGTTCGGAATAACCGAACATGTGAACTATCCGGAAATTCCGGAGAGTTGGATTACCCACAATGCAAATAAGCACTCTGGATAAATATCAAAAACTTATTCCCTCGAATTCGGGGAATTAAAATAGAAAGCCCCAAGTGTATCGCAAACCAGATTCCTCCACTCTGCGTAGGGACTATGAGGGGCACTGTTTCAGATAACAAAAAACCCCGCCGAGGCGAGGTCTTGAATTCTTTTAACGTTAACGAAATGGCAATAACCCATCGTTAGAACGATATTTACACAGAAAAGTGCAAAAGTCAATTCATTCGTTAGAAGTATTCGTTTTTAATTTGTTACCTTTTTTAGTATGTAATCTGCGTTACTTTCTCCTTTTTCACACTCAACCGCCAATGACTCATAAAATTTACTAACTGAACGCTTCCATTGATCAATCGTAATCCCTAAATGAGACACAGCCTGAAAAGCCTTTGATGCAGGTATTCGCTCGTAACCACGACCAGAACAACGCTTACAAGGCATACTGACAGCTTCACCAGTTAACCTTAGCGTTTCCTTATCTATTGCCATGCCACGCCCTTTACAGTCATTGCACGCACAAGAAACATAACCTTTACCGTTACACTTATCACAAGCGCATGACTCGGTGTCATCAATAATGCGAACTTCTTTACCAAAGACTTTTTTAACCTTAACCGCCTTTACCTTAAAACCTGATCCATTGCACTTTACGCACTCAGTAACACTCGATGCTGATCTGCAATAATCTGCATAAGCGAATTTTGCGAGTATTTGCATTACCTTTCGCTTAACATTCATATCGAGTTTACGTAAGGCTGGAACCTTATCGCAATGATTCAATGCATGCCGAGTTAAAAGTTGTATCGCTTTCACTTTGTCATTCTGGCTTATCTCCATCTTTCCCGAGAACGCAGAAAAGCCGAATGACTCTTTACTTTGACAATATCCAAAAGCACCCATGACATCAGTGCCGGTTAATCTATCTGGCGATGTTGAGCTAGGCGCATCTGATATTGATGTAGTTTTAGCGAAGTGATATTTGACAGCGCTTTCTAGGTTCATCTCGCCTCCGGTAATACTGTGTGATATCTATCGCAACCTACTGAATACATGATCGGTAGGTTTGCTCTTCTAGCCCACCCCGTTTCTACAACCTCCATGAAGCCATGCTTTTTCTGAACTATAGATAAGTAACGCTTAGGCTTATTCCCTGTGCGTTCTGTTAATGCTCTAAACCTGCACTCTTCAATAGCTGCGATTAAGTCAGTGAACATCTTTCAGCTCCTTTACCGTTCTATACTTAGATGCGAATATGTAAGCTCTTCTTTTTGCTTTTGCTGTCCGTATATTTCGCCTATACCTGAGGTAGTTGTAAGGAATCCAAACAAACAATAAAATCCCCCAAGTTATAACTGCAAACCATGCATCAGGAGTCATTCTTCAGCTCCTTTAACTTTGCTCGGTAGTGATCACGTATCCGCTCATAATCCTCGCGTTTCCACTTTGGCAATTCATGAGAACCCATCAACCGATCGAAACGTTCCTGCCCAATTTTCTCTATTAGTCGAGGTGTGTAATTTTCGATATTTCCCGATAGATGGTTATTGCATGGGGCGCATTGCTTATGGCAGTTATCTTCATCGAACCTAAGTTCTGGGTTAGCACCGGTTGTTCGATAGTGTCCTGCGTGATACTGACCTTCATGAAAACGCCCACATGAGATGCAAGGCTCATCCTTATCTCTTTCTCTGATAAATGCGTTGAATGCGGTCTGTGCTTGCTTGGTGAAATATGAGAGGGGTTTTACTGCTAACTTGCGGGCTTTGAGTTTGTCTTTTGCTTTAACTTCCTTTTCTCTTTGCTCCTTTTTACGTTTTTCTAATACCTTTTCCTTTTCCTTGTTTATTCGCCTTATTGCCAGTTCTGCTCCATGTTCTGGACAACACCACCAAATGTTACTGTACTTGGGGTGAAACCATTCTCGGCATATTTTACAGCGCCGTCGCCTTAGCTTCTGCATCTCCCTCTCCTTTGATTTTATCCATCACTTCCAAATGAGCGTATTCATCAGCACACTTGCTACACACATAAATTTCATCATCTGTTAGTTTTCTATTGCATGATTGGCAATAAACACAAGAGTCTTTTCCTGTAACAATCAGCCCTCTACTTATCCCAACTTTAGCAATTAAAAAACCCTTCTTAGCCAACGCATCAATATGAGTTTGGGCGGCATTAGCCGACTTCCATTTAAAGTGTTCGGCAATCTCCCCTCTTGTTGGCGGGTATTGATTCTCAGAGATGAAATTTTTAATAAATGACAGCACTCGTCTTTGCCCTGATGGTAATGGCTTATCACTTTGTTTCACCTTTACCTCGTTTTCGGATTGCTTATTTTGTGGCTGTAAGCACTGAGGAATGACTTCCATCCACTTTTTCATGCTCTCTAGTGTGTTATTTCTCTTAGCCATTACTTCCAGCCTCCAACTCACTAACCATCCGTTCCATATACCAACGAGCCTTTTTCAAATCTTCGACTGGGTTAATTTTCTTCTCGTATCGCCAGACATACTTTTGAATATTGCCCTTGAGATAGCCCAGAAACGCCTCTTTGGTCATGCTGGCTTTAATGGCATCGATGCACTAAATATCACCTGATGCATAGTGTGGTGGGTTATTTACGTTGTCTGTCATAATCATTACTCCCTGTGACCGTAGTAGTTGTATTCATAACGAGTTGTACGCAGTTTTACGCCACTTTGTATCGCCCAAGCTGTCGAGTATTCAATTAAGCTACTCATGCGCTTCTTCCCCATTTGAGACGTACTCTCGCGTATGTTTAATAGCTCACCTTCAATTCCCCTAATTAACGGTGACTCCTTCGCTCCTGTCGTAACCATCCAGTGACCAGACACAAAAACATTCTTCCACTGCCATAATTTCAGTGGTTCGTTGTTGAGTGTCATTTGCTTTGATACATCACCACATAGCGCATGAAACATGTCGTTCTGCAGTAGTGTTCGGCTGGATTCTGAGATTTTTACTTCTAGGGGGAATTCTTCGTTGAGGGGTAGAGCATTTATTGTGGCTATTAGGTTTTCACGTATTCGTTTATTTCTTAGAAGAAACTTTGTGGCTTTTTCCAAGTTAACCTCCTTGCATTATCCTTATCATTTCAACTAAACACTCAGAGCCTTCTTTGGCTTCACGAATGAATTGTTTTTTAAATTTCCTGATTTGCTTTCTGGTTGGCTTAGCTTGAAACTTAAAGTGATCCTCATCGCCATAAGCTGATATTTTCAACATCCAAAATCTGCTATTCGTATTGAAGTTAACGTAATAGACCATTACTTCTACTGGCTCACTCACTGTTAGCTCTCCTGTTAAACCTTTGCGCTGAATAATCACGGTCAATTTGCATTAATTCTTCTGCTATCATGTCATCAGAATTATCAGGGTAAATATCGTTATTGTGGGGAAAAGAGAAATCTGCGCCACAATCAGCATTAGTACATTCGATATGATCACAAAGGTGGTTATCTTCTGGGTTCGGCTCGTTCTCGCCACACCATTTAACTTTACTGCCACAAAACGGGCATTTCTTGAGTTCGTTCATGCTACAACTCCCACCATTGGTATTTTCGCTTAGCTTGTAAAATTAGCTCTTGCCAAATTTTCACAGCCTCAAGTCTTAATTTGCGCTCGCTCATAATTTACCCTCGATAACCAAAACAGCGATAACCGCCGCTATTGGGTAAGTGATTATTTTGAAATAGAAAATTAACATTTCTTTTTTGGTTGGTTTCTTAACTTGAAGTGCTCGCAGCTTCATTTGACGTCCGAGTAATTTTATATACTCGTTGCTAATCGGCTTCATCATTCACCCTCTGGCATTGGTGGGAGTGGCATCCAGTGAGTTATTGGATAATCGTCATCTTCAATAAACTCATCGTTATCGCTGATAAAATGGCTGTAAGAACGAGACCAAATCCAACCTTCAAAACATGAATCTGAACGCATGAACACATGCCACACAAACTTGCCATTCCAAAACCAACCTGCAAATACCGGCGTGTCCAGTTCAGGTAATCTCTCACTCACTTTAACCCAATTAGTTCCCTGCATTAGATGCCTCCCTCTGGCTTTTTGCTGTGCCTGAATTTCCGAATGTGTAAATCATTTTAGGTAAGCCTTTTTTCCCGCGAAAATCATTCATCCACTGTAAATATTCATGACGATCCAGTTTCTTTGCTACGCGGTGAGCTCTATTTATTGCTTTTCCTCTTACTAATCTTCTTTTGTGAACTCTCATTATTTCACGCCATCGCTTCCTATCAGGGTAGCCTGCAGCCATATGAGCTCGCCTAGAAATGATATCCTTGTAACCTTCCCATGTGCGGATTAGCTCTGTTAACGTTGTTCCTTTCATCACTCAACACCTCGCTTAATTGCCATAACTAATTTTTAAACTTCCTGATATGGCAACCACTGCTAAAAGTAACCATCCCCAACCTGATTTTTCGTGATACATCAGAAATGCAACAGATAAAAATCCAGTAATCGGTACTAGCATGAAAAACAATGTACCCAAAATATCTCGTAAATATTCCATCTAAAATCCTCTTGCGTGTTAAACGTTGGCACCTTGGAATCGGCGTTGTTGCGGTCTGCTACTTTGTTGACAGATGCTTGATGCTTGAGCCTGATCGGTGTCAAGAAAGTGACCATTTTTGAATAATTGATAAACAGTTCCCAATTTCCCAAATCGGTTTTTTGTCACAATTATTTCTGCGTAAGCTGCTGCGGGGGAGTTTTCATTATAGACCGCATCACGGTAAAGCATGATGATGCTATCTGCATCTTGCTCTACGCTTCCTGAGTCTCTTAAATCCGCATTGGTAGGTCGTTTGTTCGGTCTCTTTTCAACATCACGAGATAGCTGGCTTAGTGAAATAACAGGCGTTCTGATGTTTTTAGCCAGACCTTTCAGCGTTGCTGAAATATGAGCAATAGCCAAATCGTTACGCTCTGCACGAGGCTTCTCAATCAACCCTAAGTAATCGACCATGATCAGCGATAATTCGGGATGACGCTTCTTGTGTCTTGTTGAAATTGCAGTGATTTGTTCAACGGTTAACTTACTGGCATCGACGACCCAGACATTCAAGCCAAGTAAATTACCTGCACCCATAGATACCCTTCCCCAATCTTCGTCACTCATACGAGATGGGTTTCTCAATGCGCTAACAGATAGATTTGCGGATCCTGCAATCTGACGCTCTACGATTTGCTGAGAGTCCATTTCCATTGAGAAAATTAAAACGCCTTTCTTGGTGTCAGATCCGATAACATTTTGAGACGCAACGCCTTCTGTAATTTTCAGCGCAATTTCTGTCTTACCCATTCCTGGTCGAGCGGCGATAATGACCAAATCAACAGGGTTGATGCCTCCCATAATTTCATCTAATTCGCGGATCCCCGTTTTTAGTGTGTCCGACTCCTCGCCTTTGTTAACACGTTCTTGTAAAACTTCCGTGTAATCTTCGATTAACGATGACACATGGACGGGTGCGATATCACCTTTCGAAGAATGCATATCAGATGCCTGAGCAAGAAAACTTTCCATTGCCTCACTGGCTTGCTCAATGGTTCCGTTTTCAATCACACCACGCACAGAATCCATTAACTGGATCATAGCTCTACGGTTATGATTATCGGTCACCATCTTGGCATAGCCTTTTAGGTTGGCTGCGCTAGGGCAATCCTTGGCTGTTTGAATGATGTTTGCTAGGTGTTCACTTCCCATTCCTTCAGCAACCATCATCATATCGATGACACCGCGAGACTTGGCTTGTTTTTGAATAACTTGATAGGCTTCTCGATAGAACCTAACTGAAAATGATTCAGGCTCTAAAGTGGCTAAAACATCCGAGGCATCAGGTGTTAACCCTGAAATTAACAAACCGCCAATAACACTTGCTTCAAATTCCGTATTGATCACTTAAAACCCCCTGTCAGCAAATTTACCTTCTCGAACACCTGTCAGCGTTGTTTCTCTTAGCAGATAATCAATATCAGCCGTCCAGCCTGTATCGTTTTCACCAAAATAAAATGGCTTAGCCATTCGAACAAAAGCTCTAACGTAGGCTCGCCAACCATCAACGTTTGCCGTTGCAAGGTTTTTGATTATCTTCCTGATCCGTGTTTTACGTTTCTCGTTAGCTTCCACAGCGTGAGGTAATCTGTCGCCAACCTCCTCGTTGTAGGCATTGAGATATTCATCGTAGTTAATTGGAGTTGATTTTCTCTTGGTAGGTTTTACCGATTCTCCCCCTTTCACCTCGTGAGGGGTAAGGGGTGTATTACTTTCTTTCTTTTCTTTTGTAATAGTTTCTTTTGTGTGTCCCTGTTTTGGTGACAGCGCTGTCACGCTTTTGGTGACACTTTTTGTCACTGCTTTGGTGACAATGACACCGTTTTGGTGACATTCAGGAATATCCCACTCAGTTAGGTTTTTATTAGGCCCTATCGCCATACCAACTTTCACTATAACTTTCATAGCGATAAGCTCATTTTTTGCCTTGTTAACTTTCTGCCTTGGTAGTCTAGTTAACTCTGCCAACTGACTGTCTGATATGCGGTCTGTTTTTTTATTAAACCCATAAGTTTTTCTGCAAATAGCATGAGCAACTTTTGCCTGATTTCTTGTTAGGTTTGCGCCAATTAATTCTTCGTAAAGTTCGTTAGCTAATTTTGTATAGCCATTATCAAGATCTGCCACGTTAGGCCTCTCTTGCCGTCGTTGATTACCAAAATCTGCATATGCAACATTACTCATGCGATCCTCCTAGTAATTTCTCACGATGCTCATTTCTCAATTTTGCATCTTCGAATGCTTCCTTTAGACGTTTACTTCCTAACGGTGTCACTTCTCGTAACGTCTTATCTCGCATGATGTTTTTATGCACTTCGTGACGATTAAACCAATGATTAACTTTCTTCTTCATGGTATAATTTCCTTATTCATAAGCTGTATCAGCAAAAGGGAAACTCAAAATCAGCTTCCCTTTAATACTGGTTATTGATACAGTGTATTTGTTAGTCTAAATGGTTAAGTCCATTTGTTGAGAAGCCTCAGTGACCGCTGGGGCTTTTCTTTTAATCTTTCCCTTCACTTCAAGCATCTGAATTAATCTCTCTGCGTAATCACCTTCAATGACAACCTTTGTTGGTTTCTCACTAATGGCGACTGAATCAGGTGGTAATCCAAGCTCTGTTATTGCTTTGCAAGCAAGCTCAAATATTCGATTTTTATCACGACTTGAAGTTGATGGATGAACGCCTAGCATTTTTGCCAGCCCGTTATTTCCGACTGAATACATTTGTTTTAGATAGAAGCTCATCAATTCATTTGACGAACATTCAACTTTGATAGTTTTTGATAGTTCCATTTGTTAAATTCCTTCTTAGATTACTTCCCATATTGGGAACAGCAGTAATGATCCGTGGCTCATTCCATATGAGCGGATTGTTGATAATTGTCGGGATAGTGTCTCTTTCTCCCTCATCCGACTTTTAGCCATCCGTTTTGGCAGATCCTCGGGGCCGACAATATACTGTGCCGTTCAGTTACTGCTTTGCTTTGCGATCTGATTAACTAAAAATTTCGTGTAAATCAGGTCTTAATTTGCTCGCTTGAACTACTCCGTTTGTTGCTAGTTCAATGCGTTTTGCGCTAGTGGCAGATGGTTTTTTCTTTCCATGTAACCAAGCCCATACAGAAGGTTGTTTTACGTTACATATCTCAGCCAGCTTCTGCTGACTACCAACCATGCCAATAGCCTTATCAATTAATTTATTTCTCATAAATAACCTCGGCTGTTGGAATATAGCTAATAATAGCCAAGGTTATTCGCGAAGTAAATAGCTTTAGCTGTTTGTTGTAAAATAACCTCGGCTATATAATGAAATTATGAAAAATACGACATTTGCAGAAAGGCTAAACTTAGCCATGAAGATGAGAGGAATGACTCAGGTTGAATTAGCTGAGTCAGTTGGGATGGCGCAACCTAGCGTCTGGAAACTCACGTCTGGAAAGGCTCAAAGTTCAAGAAAGGCCGTAGAGATAGCTAAATCACTAAACGTAGACCCTGTATGGCTAACGACTGGAGGTGGTGCTATTCCTGATTTCTTACAAAAAGAAAAGGATGGTGTTAGTAAAGATGAGCTATCAATGCGAGAAGTATCTGAGTGGGGAAATTCAACTCCGTTAGATGATGATGAGGTAGAAGTGCCCTATTTTAAAAGTATAGAATTAGCTGCGGGGGTTGGCTGTACAAATAACGAAGATCACAATAACTTTAAATTAAGATTTTCTAGATCAACACTAAGAAGATATGGAATATCACCAAGCGGCGTGTGTGCATTCCCTGTTCATGGTGAAAGCATGGAGCCAATAATACCGAACGGAACAACGGTTTTCGTGAATTGCAACGATAAGAAAATTGTTGATGGAGGAGTGTACTTTATAGAGCAAGATGACCTATTTAGAGTAAAGGTCTTATTAAGACAGCCTGGCGGTAAACTGATAATCAGGAGTTACAATTCTGTAGATTACCCTGACGAAATAGCAGACATTGAAAGCGTAAAAGTTGTAGGTAGGGTTTTTAACATGTCTGTAATGTTAATATAAAAAACAAATCACCACACAAGCCCTCTTCATGAGGGCTTTTTTATACCTAAAAATCACCGTTCGTCACATTCCAATAAAAAATTAAAAAATAAATAGCCTTTTAAAACAAAAATATATAGCCAAATATAGCTTTTATATATCTCAGGCTATTTACATCAATAATAACTTTAGCTATATTAAATCACATCGAAGGGAAACCAGAGATAAAAGATAGTCGAACGGCGCGACTTTAAACCATGCGTCGGGCACTCGGCGGGTTCAGGTAAGAACGGCAATGAGATGCGCTAATAGATGATTTATGAAACATCAATGTTTGCATAAGTCATTTAATCGGAGGTAGTAAATGAAATACATCATCACCTGCCCTGTATGCAAAGTTAAATTTGACGTGAGAATCCCGCTCACACATATCAATCAGTATCACGCAAAATCAACTGATTCTGAATTAATGAAGATCAGAGATGCACGACGTGAGGCACTTAAAACAAAACAGCCGAGCAGTGAGTTCGGGGTTACGGCGAGATAAATAGGAGAAGTAAGATGAAATTTGAAGATTTAACAGAAGCATCTCAAGAATCGGCTCGTGCGGTTCTATCAGCCATGCTAGTTGATAGTTATCGACGCAATTTTAAATTAACTCGTGATGATATTTTAGAATTAGGTCATAGAGTTAGAAGGGCATTTGTTACCTTGGAGAGTGAAGAACCAAAACCTGAAATGTGTAGTAGTGGTTCTATTGGTTGTGACTTTAGTAGTAAACAAGCCCCGTCCATCTAATTCTTTCAGCTTCAGTTACAAGAACTTTAGCATTAGCTCTAACTGATTGGGCTACTTGGAAGGCTGTGCTACTTACGGCTTCAATATCATAATCTCCATTGCAGTAATATTCAGCATCAGGGAGATCGTATACTACACCATTATCACCAGTTATTTGCTTTGAAAATCCGTAGCTTTCCATTAAATCATATAGAGCCTGATAGTCTGAATAATTAGCATCAGGTAATTCTACTCTCACTATAAACATAGCCATTTAAATCATTCCTTATATTGACTGTGGAATAACCAATATATCAATTTTCCTTGACTGTGGAAAGTGAGGAACCACCTCGCCTGACGTGGTTAAAAGCAGGCGCAGTTAACTAATTACAGTCCATTCAGTGGGCTGTGGTGATTAATAGATAGGAGATAGAGATGGAACCAAGGGATTATCGATTTTATAAAATTAGCAAAGAAGCTACCGAGCAAATCAAAAAAGAAACCGACGAAATCCAAGCTAAACGGCAGGTGCTTCTCAATGAAGCCATTGAAAGCGTTGGGGCTAAAGGAGTTAGCTTTAGTAATTCATGGGGTGAAAATGGCACGACAATTCGCGCATTTGCTTTTGCTGCAGATAAAGAATTTGATTTTGCAGTTAAAGAGATTCATCGAACCAGTGAATTAAGGGTTATTCGAGCCAAAGCCAATTCGAAGAAAGGTAAAGAGTTTAACGCCGCATTAGACGCGGCAAAAAATGAACTCAATAAGAAACTAAAAGACTTACCATGCTTTAAAGATTACATCATCAATAAGTTTGATATTCAATGCTGCTCTATTAGCCAGCACGGTAGCGGTGCTGGAATGCGAATGCTAGAGACGATTGTCGGATACCCACAAACCGACAAAAGCTTTCTTATTTGCGCCATACCAAATCATGAGAGAGGTATGGATAAGCAACCAATCATTCCAGATTGCTTTGAAGAGATAACCTACGGCGTATTTTACGATTTATCAAACAGTAAATAGCATCGTGTTTAGTTAATAACGGAGGGAGTATGACAGCCCTCGGTCAGCAGTAACCCACCGATTAATCATTCAGATCGCTATTAATAGTGAGGAATACGCACATAAGGAATATAGGAAATGGCAAATGAATTAGTCGTAATTGAACAGGCAACGGCGCTAGATTTGTTTACGGCACCAGAAAAAGTAAATCAGATGCTGGAGCACATTAAATCTCTTGCAGAAGAAGAGCGTAAAGAACTCGACAGTGATTTCTCAGTAGCTAAAAACCGAAAGGCTTTTGCATCTCTGGCGTACAAAGTTGCTCAAACAAAAACGTATATCGACAAGGAAGGTAAAGCGGTTGTCGATAAGTTAAAAGAGCTACCTAAAAAAGTTGATGCTAGCCGTAAGATATTTCGTGACGAGCTAGATGCATTAAGCACAGATATTCGCAAGCCACTAACAGAGTGGGAAGCACAAGAAAAAGCTCGCGAAGAAGCCGAAGCGCTTAAGAAGCAAATCGAAGTTGATCATGAAGAGGCTCTGCAAATGAACGAGCTGTTTGATTTACGCAAAGCTGAAGAAGAGCGCAAACGCATTGCTCGTGAAGAAGAAATGAAGCGACAAGCTGCGGAACAGGCAAGACTTGAAGCTGAGCGCAAAGCACAGCAAGAAATTGAAGCAGCAGCTAAACGTGAGCGTGAAGCAAAAGAAGCCGCTGAACGTGCAGAGCGTGAAAAGCAGGAAGCTATTCAACGTGCAGAGCAAGCGGCAAAAGAAGCTAAGGAAAAGGCAGAACGTGATGCTAAAGAAGCTCAGGAACGAGCCGAACGTGAGAAGCAATTAGCTATCGAAGCTGAGCGTAAGAAAGTACAGGAAGCAGAACAAGCGCGATTAGCAGAAGAAGAACGTAAGCGTCAGGAAGAAGCTAAACGTCAGGCTGATAAGGAACATCGCCGCAAGTATAACCAAGAAACATTACAAGCCTTAGTAAGTCACGGGGTTGATGAAAAATTAGCGACTGAATTTATTAAGTTAGTTGCTAGTAATAAAATCCCCCACATGACAATGAACTACTAATACCCACCGCGTCAACACCAGATAACCACCCTATCGCTCACCTAGCGAGGTAACAATGAAAACTAACTATTACAGCGCTATGCGTGATTGCATGGCGGTGCGTATCACTACGCCTTTTCTACAACTAGCTCGTCAGGCGGCAAGGATAGCCGTCTCGACTAATAACAAGGATGTTTGGCGGTTGGCGAGTCAACTACAGAAGATGGCTTACGGGAGGAAAATATGTCACTGACTATACGTTACACCTATGCAGATATGACCAGTAGAAACCGAAATAATGGCACGGAAATAGCCTTTCAGAATCTTAACGATGTCCGCATTGAAACAGAATCATTCAGGGAACTTACTCAATATTACCAACCAGAGCCGTCAGAAGTCGTTGATTACATCATTAATCAGTATGACGCAAAGTCACTCGCCACGGCTATTCATCTCTCAGGACGAGGGGAAGTAGTCGCAAAGATACTCAATGAGTTGTATTTCAGGAGGGTTGCGTGATTACCAACACCTACGGACTCAGAAACGACTGGTACGAACGCCAAATGGAACGAGAAGCGTTTGTTAATTCTCAGGAAGAGAGAATATCAGTTGATGAGGTTATGGATAGCCTGCCAGAAGAACTGTTATGTATGGATTTAGCAAGGAAGTTAAATCCTGTATTTGAAATTAGTCCCCAAGCACTGGATGCGGTTTTAGATGGAATTAGAACAGCGATACAGATTGGGATAGATAAGGAGATATTGTGAGCGCGTCAATTATTGAGTTTGTGCAACAACAAGAGTCATTATTTTGCAACGCACTAACAGATCAAACGATCACATGGGCTAAGGAAAGCCAGTTTGCAATTCAGGCATTCCAACGAAATGACGAGCTAGCAAGAGTGGCTATGGAAAACCCCGCTAGTGCTCAGAATGCCATTATTAACGTGGCGGCTATTGGGATTACATTAAATCCAGCAAGTAAGTTGGCGTATTTAGTGCCAAGAAAGGGTTTTGTTTGCCTTGATATCAGCTATATGGGTCTCATGCACCTAGCTCAGGCCACTCAAGCTATCGAATGGGGTCAATGCAAGTTAGTCCATGAAAATGACGTTTATGAATCTAATGGTCTAGACACCCCGCCAACCCACAAATATAACGCATTCAGTGATAGAGGTAGTGTTATTGGTGGTTATTGCACAGTAAAAACAGCAAGTGGCGACTACCTCACGGAAGAGATGCGATTGGATGAGATAAAGGCTGTTGAGGCTACGAGCAAGTCAAGAAATGGCCCATGGAAAACATGGTGGGATGAGATGGCTCGCAAAACAATTGTGAAAAGAGCGAGCAAATACTGGCCTCGTCGTGAAAGGTTAGATCAAGCCATTGATTATGTGAATACCGAGGCAGGTGAAGGAAATTATTTTGATGCGCCTGAAAGTAAAGCAAAAGACATAACGCCAGCGAGTGAAGATCAATTAAAAGCCATCACTGATTTGATGATTAAAGTTAATGGTGAATGGAGTGACACGTTCTTCGCATTTATTAGTAAAAAATTCAACCATCAAATATCCCATCCAGAGCAATTAACCGCATTTGAGGCCAATACCATTATCGACATGCTAAGGAAAAAGGCAGAAGGGAAATGATTAGTAATGACATCATTCTAAGCAAAACAGGCATCGATTTAACCAAAGTAGAGCAAGGAAGCGAAGAATGGATGTCTATCAGGCTCGGCGTAGTAACCGCCTCTGAGGCATGGAAAGTTATCTCTAAGCCAAGATCAGGAACAAAATGGACAGACACAAAGAAAACATATTTAAACACCCTTATTGGTGAAGTCTGCACGGGAGTTTACAAGGAGGTATCAGCAAGGACGCTGGAATGGGGTAAAAACTACGAATTAGAAGCAAGGATGACATTCGAGTTTTACACCGGATTAACGGCAAAGGAAGTGCCAATAATATTTAAAGATGAGCAACTACGGATGGCTTGCTCACCAGACGGCATTTGCAGTGATGGCTCAGGATTAGAGCTTAAATGCCCTAATAACACGGACGTATTTATAGACTTAGCATTGAATGGAATCGATGCAATGAAAAAGGAATATGTGGCTCAAGTTCAATATTCCATGTGGGTTACAGGTAAGGATATCTGGCATTTTGCAAATTTTGACCCACGAATGCCGGCAGGAAAAGAAATCGCATATTTCCCTGTTGAGCGTGACGAAAAAATGATGAAAGAATTTGACGAGTTAGTACCTGAGTTCATTGAGGTGATGGATCAGGGATTAAACAAGTTAGGCATTCAATTTGGCAATCAATGGAGTGTATATGGCAAGTAAAGGCGTGAATAAATGTATTCTTATTGGTCACTTGGGGCAGGATCCAGAAATCCGTTATATGCCATCAGGTGGCGCAGTAGCAAACCTCACACTAGCTACATCGGAATCGTGGCGTGATAAGCAGACTGGTGAGATGAAGGAGAAAGCCGAGTGGCATCGGGTATGTATCTTCGGCAAATTAGCAGAAATTGCAGGTGAATATCTACGTAAAGGTTCACAAGTGTATATCGAGGGTCAATTACAAACCCGTAAATGGCAAGACCAAAGCGGACAAGACCGATACACAACGGAAGTAGTGGTAAATGTCGGTGGAACAATGCAGATGCTAGGTGGTAACGGTGGTAATCAGGCAGGAAACCAGAAGACACAGCAGAATCAAGGATGGGGGCAACCTCAGCAACCGCAAGCACAAAAACAAGCATCGAGTAATCAAGCGCCGCAAAGTGAGCCGCCTCAAGATTGGGATGACGATATTCCCTTTGCCCCTATCGGACTCCCCTACCCACGCCACACTATTTATGTGATTTAAACAAAGGATATAGCCATGAATAAATGCTGCTTATGCAAGAAAGAACTTGATGACTATAACGGGTATGAGTACCGAGGTTTTCATTCCTGCGAAGAGTGCTTTGACGAAGTCATTGCTCGTGTTGATAGAAAGCGCCAAGAGATTATTAGTCAATTCGATTCAATTTCTCGTCCATTAAAAGGGTTAGATATTCGACCTAATAATCCTATTGGTAAAGCTAATCAAGAATTATTGAAAGACTCTATCGAAGTTTGTAGTAAAGAAACTTTGTTAGAAAAAGAGTATCGCAAAGGAATTCTTTAATTAACCAAAGGATATAACCATGAACACACCTGAGAAATTGCAGGATTTTATTTATTATTTAACTAAAGACGCCGCCCGAAATTCATTTGAAGAATGGCGGGAAGATATTGGAATTAGTTATGAACAATACGCCGAAATAAAAGAATGGTTCAAGCAATTTGATATTAAGCCATACGTTTAATTATAGGGCTCAGTGCAAGGATGCAAACAGGAGATAGATACCTCCAACAACTAAACAGAAGAGGATTCAATAATGGCGAACGCTGCTAGATTAAGACTGGGCTTCTCACCTTTAACTAAAAAAATAAGCTTAGCAAAAATGAAAATCGTCGGCGATGGTCTCTTGGTCAGAGTTGGTAACGATGAAAGAGATGTGACAAATGAAGCCGCACAAATGGTCTGGCAATTAGTAATTGCTGAAGGCGGGGAAATAAATTGGCATAGAGAAGATGGAAAGATCATGAAGCTAAAGGCCGAACTGATTGATGACGACAGCTCGCAGGGATGCAATGAAGAGGAATGAATATGAACAGTTTTACACATTATGGGCAATTTATGAAATTCACACCGCCAGAACCAGACCCTAAGAATGTTTGTAATCTTTGTGGTGGAGATGTCGGAAAAGATAATTTAATCCAAGGTCAGGCGGCAAATATCTGCTTTGATTGCTCAGATTTAGCAAAGGAAATTGCCGATGAAAAGCGTAATCATATAGCTAAAAGGGAAATAGAACGTATCGCAGCTGTTATTTCTGCTGGTAATAAAGGATTAATTGATTTAGGTATGGCTACTGCTTATATGTACGCAGAACGCTTATATAAAGCTGGATATAGAAAGGTGGAGTGATGGATACATCAAGACAGCAGTTTGAGGAGTGGCGCAGTAAGAATAAATCATCAACGATAAATCTATTCGATGTTTGGCAAGCATCACGCGAGAGTGCCGAGCCAGAAATTAAACATCACCAACTAAGAGATCTCGTTAATACTGCGAGAGATACGGCAATTAAATATCAAGGGTGTCAATGCTTACGTTCAGCGTTAGAAGCATCCATAAGAAACAGCTTAACCAGCAATGGAGTGAAAATAAAAAATGAATAAAATACCAATAACATATGATAACGGTTTCCCTGATGGTTCTTTTCTGAAAAATGCAAAAGATGAGAAAGCGGCAATTAAAATATCAAACCTACTAAAAATTGTTGAGAAAAAATCTCATGATTTAATTATTAGCGGCGTAATGCGAAATGACGGAAATATGATAATTAAGGGAATGGTTAATCATGCAATTGAGAAAACATTGTACGCAATACTCCATCAATATGATTGCAATATCAATGGCGAAGACTATGCCGGTAATTTAGATACTATGGCAGATATAATACTGAATGATGGTTATGACATATCAATTACTGATTCAATTGTTGGTATTATCTCAGGCATTAAAATAAACGAAGAATAACCATACAAATAATCGGATATGTATTACTCATGCTAATACATGGTTCTGCTGTGCCTGTAACGGAAGATATTTATACGCAATCGGAATGCAATCAACATGCTGAATATTTAATGTCAGTGAGGAATGTTGAGGTTGTTTGTGGAGAAATTGTGAGACATGAAAACTGATTATGGAGGTAGTCATACACCAAAGGAACTGCGTGATAGATGGCAAACTCCCCTAACTTTGTTTACACCATTGGACGCTGAATTTGGTTTCTATTTAGATGCCGCTGCTGATAAAAATAATGCTCTCTGTTCTCATTACCTCACCGAAAAAGACGACTCGTTAAATTGCGATTGGGAAAGCTACGGGGCTATTTGGGTGAATCCGCCCTATTCAGATATTCAGCCATGGGTAAACAAAGCCGCTGAGCAATGCAAAAAGCAATTACAGCCTATCGTGATGTTAATTCCTGCTGATACTTCTGTTGGTTGGTTTAATTCTGCATTAGAAACAGTTGATGAAGTGAGACTAATTACAGGAGGTCGAATATCTTTTATTAATGCAGGAACAAACAAACCCGTCAATGGAAACAATAAAGGCTCAATGCTTTTAATATGGCGACCATATATCAAACCAAGAAAGATAATTAATACTGTCGATAGAGATGAATTAATTAATATCGGCAATAAAATATTAAATGAATGGAAAATAGCATAGGTGAATTATGACATTTACTGAATTTTCAGGGTTAATAGCACTATGTTTAGTAATTTATTTAATTGAAACAGGGCAAGCGTAATTATGGACATTATCGACTCAGCAAATGAAACAAACGAATTATATATTCAAGTGTCATTATCAAATCGCAAGGTAGCAATTAAATCATATAACGGAATGTGTATCTGGTGTCACGAAGAACCGGTAGCACCTAATAGCGCATACTGCAGTAAAGATTGTGGTGATGATCATGAACAGTATAAAAGGAAGAATGGATAGGAGGGTAAAATGGAAGGGATGACCATGCCAAGAAAAGAAGCTGCCGCATATATTGGTATATCAGAAGACACACTCTCTCGTTGGTGCAAGCTAGGATTGATTGCATACACAAGAAAGGATCCATCAAAGAAAAACTCGCCATACCTATTTACGAGAGCTGCGTGTATTGCGGCGGCTAATAAATCAATTCACAATATACCAGTGAACGCTGGTGAGACACGAGAGGGAAAATCATGTCTTTATTCAGAAGAGGTAAAATATGGTACGGAAACTACACGACGCCAAGCGGTAAAAGAATCAAGGAATCTCTTGGCACAGAGGACAAGAAGCTCGCGCAGGAGTTGCACGACACAAGAAAGGTCGAACTATGGCGCATAGAACGTCTTGGTGACTTCCCAGATGTTACTTTTGAAGAGGCTATTGTTAGGTGGATAGAAGAGAAAGCAGACAAAAAATCACTGGATGATGATAAAGGTCGGCTTTCTTTTTGGTTAGATCACTTTGAAGGTTACCGACTTAAGGATATTACAGAAGCAAAAATATATTCCGTTATCAATAAGATGGTAAACAGAAAAGCAAGGGAGAGATGGGAAAAACAAGCGGAATCAGCTAAAAGAAAGGGAAAGGAAATCCCCGCATTTACTGATGTCCCTGTCAGTAACGCAACCAAAGCAAAGCATCTCGCCATCATGAAATCCCTGTTAAGAGCTGCTGAACGTGACTGGAAATGGTTAGAAAAATCTCCAGTTATCAAAGTTCCAACAATCAGAGAAAAGCGGGTTCGGTGGTTAGAACATCATGAAGCTAAAAGACTGATTCAAGAATGCCCTGAACCACTGAAATCCGTAGTTACATTTGCATTGGCCACTGGATTAAGGCGATCCAATATTATCAATTTAGAGTGGAGTCAAATTGATATGCAAAGGAAAGTTGCATGGATAAACCCAGAGGATAGCAAATCAGGACAAGCAATTGGTGTTGCTTTAAATGATACTGCTTGTCAGGTTCTTAAGGAACAAATAGGAAACCATCACAAGTGGGTATTTGTTCATACTGAATCAAAGAAGAGACCAGACGGAACATTAACACCAAGCGTTAGGAAAATGCGAGTTGATTCTAACACAGCATGGAGAGCAGCGTTAAAAAGAGCAGGAATAGAAAACTTCCGTTTTCATGATCTGCGCCACACATGGGCGAGCTGGTTAATTCAGTCAGGAGTTCCGCTTTCAGTATTACAAGAAATGGGCGGATGGGAATCAGTTGATATGGTTAGAAGGTATGCTCACCTAGCGCCTAATCATTTAACTGAACATGCAAAGCAAATAGACAGTATTTTTGGCACTTGTGTCCCAAATACGTCCCACTTAAGAAAAGTAGAGAATTTAAAATGA